GTCATCAATCTCACCAAGGTTTGAGCCGCCTGGGAGTGTAGTAATTTCTGTACCTCTACCACCCTCTCGTCTAGGCAACCAAAAATCTTCTAACATTGACATTTGATTTCTATCATCACGAATCTCACCAGTAGATGCATCATATACCAGTTTGTTACGATAACGATTCATAACATCTTTTAGATACTGTTCTGCTTTAATCTTTGGTAGATTACCAACGTCAATATAAAATATACGTCTTTCTGGAGCTCTTGATATTCTGTAAATAACAAGACTATCTTCAATCATTCGCAGTTGGTTTACTGGTTTGATTGCTTTATGTAAATGAGATAGTACACTACCCTTTGTCTGGTCAACTAAACCAGATGGACAATAACTTATAGAGTCTTTTGTAATTTTAAGACCACTATCATTTTGACCACCAGTTCCACCACCAGTTTCGCTGTAAATGTAATATTCTTCTGTTTTTTGTTTTTCACTAACACCATTTAATGGGTTAGGTCTTCCAGATATTTTTTCTCTGACCTTTTTAATCTTTTGTGGGTCAATGTATCTTAATTCTGTAATACCTTTTCTTGGGTCTTTTTTGTCAATAACTTTATGATAGAATACTCTACCATCAACATACCACCTACGAAAGATGTCATGTCCTTTTTCTTGAAATTGTAATAGTTGTAATACTCTATCGAATTCTTGTCTAATTCTCTTCTTAACATTAGAAGATACATTAAGACCGTCAAGAGACACCGATAAAGGTGCATCAAGTTCGTTAGATGCAATCGCTTCACTTACGATATCTTCAATTGCACTATCACATTCTGGTTGTTGAGAAATATTACGATATCGTTTGATTAAATCGTATTGAGTTTTGTCTTTCCCATTAGCGTCATAAACAGAAGAATAGAAACCGCCACCAGCGATATCTATTGTTCCATCATCAGATGAAGGCAGAGTAAATGACTCTGCCTCATCTTTTTTACGAGTAATGCGAAAACCGAAAAGTTCTGCCATGATATAGAAACTCCTTTTGTACTATTTAGGGAGTTTAAGTAACGCTTGTTCCACCACCAATTCCAAAACTAACGAAATGGGTGTATCTCCAAGTGATATCAAAAGTTTCTACTTCAGTAGTCGTATCAAAACTTAGGTCAATTGCACCAATTGCTTGTGGGAAACAGTTTACTAGTGAATATGACTTAATTACTTTATCATTTCTATCTAACTGTTGAACAAGTAAGTCAGCAGTATAGTCTGAAACATTTTGCAGACCAGTACCATTAATATAATTGTTCATACCATTATTCCAAGCTTCCATTGCATTTCTAACCATGAAGTCAGTATCATTTAATACTGTGGTTGTCCATGTTTCATACTCTCTGTCTCCAGCAAGGTATAAGTTTCTACCCCTAAAAGGTACAACAACTTCAGAAACACTAGAGCCAGGCAATTGTCCAGTTCTTGTTAAGAAAGATGCTGTTCTATTATCTAGTCCAGTTGAAATCCCAGTTGGTGAGTTAAAAGTAATCTTAAATTGGTTTGCTCTCGCACCACCACCTCTAAGGGCTGATTTAAATTCATCAATATTTGCACTCATTGTATTATCCCCCTATCTCTGAAAATGCTACACCAGTTCGTACTGCAACAAAGTTAAGTTGAATAAAGTTGATTGAACGAGCAGGTTTGATGAAGATATCTGCAACAAACTCATTTCTATCAATTACTTCACCAGTATTATTAGTTCCATCTGCAACTACAGAGAAATCAGTGATACCTCTTCTACCTTGAATATCTCTCAAGAAAGGTTCTACCAAGTTTCTAAATTGCGCTTGTGTAAATTCATCATTGAACTCAAACAGTTGGAACTTAGCAGCAGTAGCGATTGATTTTTCAAGAAGAATAAACAATCTACGAACATTGATTCTATCAAATGCACTTGGTCTTGATAATGCAGTCTTATCTCCAAAAAGGACTGTACCTTGGCCTGGAAATGTAACAACTGGATTAATTCGTGATTGATACAAATCATCTCTTTGTGTTTGATTTGGATTAAATGCAAGTTTAACTGCACCTCTGATTTGACCTCTATTAAATCCGCCAGGCGAAAAGAATGGGTCTGCAACACTATCAGTATTTGCACAAAGACCAGCAATATCTCCATTCAATGGTATAAATCTAAATACATCATTGAACTTGTCAAACATATACTTGTATCCACTATCGAATACTACATATGATGAACTTGATAGTTGGTCAAAGAATTTGATAATGTTTGAAGTTGCAGTATTTGAGTCTGCAACATTAACTACATCTGCTCGTCTTGGTGAGATAAATGCAACAATGTCTTTTCTCTTTTCTGCAATATCAATCAACTTAGTTGCATGAGTAACACCGTCTGTACCAGCAGGCATTGCACCACCAATTAATAAGTTAATATCAACTGTATCTGCGTCATCAAATCTATCAAACGCATCTCCTAATTCACCAACTGTGGCTGCATAGTCATCTGTTCCACCAGTTAATGCTAAGTCAATTTCACCAGTTGTACCAGTTCCAGTTGCATATGCTTGACCAGAAGTTCTTACTGTTCCAGCGTTTGTAAGGGCTGCTGGGTGGTCTAACCAGTAGATAAACTCAGATGTTCTAAAAATTACATCTGGGTAGAAGTTTGCGTTACCTTGAGTTGTCTTTGCGTTTGGATGTTGAGATACAAATGCAAATGTTTCAAGAACAGAGTTACCTCTTTGACCAGCGGTATCTTTTCTAAAACCAGAAATATCACCAGTTTTATCATATACTACTACATGAAGTTCGTCTGTAGACACATTTCTATCTGCAGCGAATGTTGATGTCCCAGGCGCACCAGAGAAGAAATCATAAAATGCCCAACGTCTACGAATAAACGTATTGTCTGGAATAATAACTTTAACACCACCACCATTTGGATTATCTTTTAATCTAATTGTTAGGTTATTTGTAGAGATTGCAGTAATTTCATATTCATTACCATCATCACCAGCAAGATGAGCAAAGTTTGCAGAATTTGATGATGCATCAGCAGATGAGAAAGAAATTAAATCTCCCACATTAAATGCGGCACCACTGTCTACTGCAATTACTGTTGAACCAGCAGCGTCTTCACCAACAGTTTGATTAGTACTTGCAAGGTTTTCTTCATATGCAGCTGCACCAGCACATAATGCAACACCTAATGCGTTACCATGTGTACCAGCAGTTCTTGCACCAAACTCACCAGATGATGCTTCTCCAGCGGAGTAGTTATCTTGATAGTGAGTATCGTTTTTAATTAATAAACCACTTCCACCACTCATTGCATTAAGCATACCAGTAGTTGCACGAACAACTCTTAAAGTATTACCATATTGCAAAAAGTTTGATGCAGCGAAAAAGGTTTCAAAGTTACTTCCGTTAGGTTTTCCAAATAGTTTGACTAACTCTTCTTCAGAACTGATAGTTCTGATTTCCTCAACTGGGCCTTTTTCGAAGACACCAGCGATAGCACCTACTGAAGTAGCAACAGCAGGAACAATATTAGTTAAGTCAACTTCTTTGACCAGAACCCCAGGCGATAATTGAAATGCCATGTATTTTCTCCTATTCTATGTCAAATAATTCGTTCTTGTGTATATTTAGTAAAAACAAGTTTTTCAATATCACTTTTTATATGCAGTAGAGTCTATAAATAGATGTATGAAATTTTACGACAAATATAAATCCACAATTAAAGAAGTTTCCAAACGACACTATAATAAAAGAGTTGTTTGGATACATGACTATTTATCAAATTACTCATGTCCAAATTGTGGTGAAAGTGAAACTGCTTGTTTAAAATTTTTTCCTCATGATAAAAAGATTCGTTCCATATCGAAACGAAAAGGGTTGAATAGTGAGTCTAGAACAGAAGTTGTAAAACTTATAGACTCATCTAAAATTGTTTGTTCTAATTGTTATATCAAATATGAAAATGATATAATAGATATCATGTGATTACCAACTGCTATCATAGTTTCTGACAACTGGACTCCACCGTTGTCCATATTCATCAACAACTGTTTCTCCCATTGGATTATTTATACCATCATCTACAAATCCAAATGGAGCCATATCTTGTTCTAATTGGTCTTGTTGTTCTAAGAACATTCTTTCTCGTATATCAACATTTGTTAATTCTTTAAAATATGTCTGGTTTGTCATCCACCCAAACAATACACAACACATTGCAAGGTCATCTGTGTGTCCATCTTCTGCTTGATATGATTGTCCATGTTTGACAAATGTAGAAAATTCTGTTATAAGGTCATAATCATTTACAATAAGTTTATCTGTTTCAATTAATTGTTTTAGATTAGAACATCCTAACATCTTTACTGCTTTGGTTGTTCTTACACCCAATTGTACTTTACCCCCAGAGAAACCAGAACCAAGTATTTGACCAGCTCTTCCTCTCATTGATGCCATAATAAGATTGTCATACTCTAAGTCATACTGCATTGCAGTTGCAACTTGTTCTCCAATATCATTTACCTCAATCATTACATATGCATTATTATATGCTTTTGCAACATCATGTATTACATTTGGAAATAGTAAAGGTTTTATTTGGTTATTTCTATATTTTGCAACAATACGATATGGAAGTTGTGATACATCAAATACTAAAAATGCAGAATAATCTTGTTCTGTTCCTCTTGCAACATCACATACAATTGTATATAAACCCTCTTTTTCTGGTTTCTTATATAATTCTAATCCAGCGTTTCTTTGTATTGGGTCATCAAATACCATAGACTTAATCTTTGTTGGGTGTATAAGAGTATTAATAGACCCTAAGAATTCACACTCAAACTCACGATTGAATTGTTCTTGTGAAGTATTTGCAATAGTTTCTACTTTCCATTTTTCATCTCTGCCTGGGATTTCACTCCAATGTACTTCAATA